GATACAGCCCCCTTGCCACGTTGTTTCACGTGAAACAGGACTCGCGGCGGGTTGTTTCACGTGAAACAGCGCGATTCCGTAGGATAATCGTGCGAAAGCACGATGCTGACGCATCATTGTCATGGCGTAGGATGCTGATAGGGCATCATGATCATGTCTTATGCTGATGGTGTCGGATGCTGGTTCAGTGTCGAAGGGTGCGCGTGCGGTCAGGCGGTAGGCACCTACGGCCCACGGGCCATAGGAACCTTCACGCGTTGGCACGACTCTTGCATGGCCGCAAGGCGTTGGGTCCGCGCGCTCTAGATATTAGATACCTCCCATCAATCCCCAAAAAAAAATATTCCAGCGCAAGGAGTCTTCTTCCCTCCGGTGCTAAAGTCAGGCACAAAACCTAACCCTTCAAGGAACTTCCTATGCCCCTTCTTCAGGCCAAGCCCGTCTACAAGCCGTTTGAGTATCCGTGGGCGTACGACGCCTGGCTTATGCAGCAGCGCGTGCACTGGCTGCCGGAAGAGGTTCCGCTCGGCGATGACGTGGCGGACTGGCAGAACAAGCTTAGCGGTGTAGAAAAGAACCTTCTGACGCAGATCTTCCGGTTCTTCACGCAGGCCGATGTTGAAGTCGGGAACTGCTACAACAAGCACTACGCTAGCGTGTTTAAGCCTACGGAAATCTCGATGATGCTGACCGCGTTTAGCAACATGGAGACGGTGCACGTTGCAGCGTATAGTCATCTTCTCGATACGATTGGAATGCCGGAAGTAGAATACTCTGCGTTCCTTCAGTACAAAGCGATGAAGGACAAATACGACTACATGCAAAGCTTTAGCGTGGACTCGCCGCACGAGATTGCCAAGACGCTGGCCGCGTTCGGCGCCTTCACCGAAGGGCTACAGCTCTTCGCAAGCTTTGCGATCCTGCTAAACTTCCCGCGCTTCGGAAAGATGAAAGGCATGGGCCAGATCGTATCCTGGTCCGTCCGCGATGAATCGCTCCATTGCGCGAACATCATCAAGCTCTACCATACGTTCTTGGCGGAAACTCCCAGCATTGACCGCGCAGCCCTAGAGCAGGACCTAATAGAAATCTGCAAGACGATCGTTGAGCACGAAGACGCTTTTATTAATCTAGCGTTTGAAGCAGGCGACGTGCAAGGGCTGACCGCAGCCGAAGTCAAGCAGTATATTCGGTTCATTGCGGATCGTAGGCTGATGCAGCTGGGCATCTCCCCGCTGTATGGTGAGATGGCTAATCCGCTTCCGTGGATTGACTCCATGACGAATGCGGTGGAGCACGCAAACTTCTTTGAGGCGCGCTCGACGGAATACTCTCGCGCGGCAACGCAAGGAACTTGGGAAGAGGCTTTCGCATGAAGCAAGCATTTTTTGTTTCCGGTTGGCGCCCGGCCGCAGGCTGGGTCTTTGTCGGCGCGTGCGCTTGGCTGTGGGTTGGGCAGCCTATTGCATTGCTGGTTGCGGCAGCTTTCCACCAGCAGCTCCAGCCCATGCCAGCGCAGCCGCTTGAATTGCTCATGGGCCTTCTAGGCGTAGCCGGCTTGCGCACGTATGAAAAGCTCCGCGGGATCGCGCGCAGCACAATCGAGGAAAAGTCCTGATGTGGAAATACGAGCAACGCTCCGGCGCGTTCTACCGCCCAAGCGGCGAGCGCCTGGTGCTGGGATATGCTGGCCACGGCGCAGGCGTGAACAACCCAGAGCTTGAAGCCACGCCTGATGTTGGCCCAATCCCGAAGGGCCTCTGGCAGATCGGCCCAGCCTTCACACATCCGAAGGCGGGCCCTGTTACTATGCGCTTGCAGATGCAGAAGGGCTCGCTCTTTGGCCGCAGCGGATTTCTAATCCACGGCGATAACTCAAAGGGTAATAGCAGCGCTTCTAACGGCTGTATTATTCTTCCCCGTTGGGCGCGACTGGAAGTAGCAGGCTCGCCAGTTAAAAGCCTGCTTGTCGTCGCGTAGAGCTTTCTTGCTGGTGCGGCTGGCTATTCTTACGGTTACGCGGATCGCGTGCTATAGGAATCTTTTTATGCCAAGCCGCACAAAAGCTGAACGAGACAAGCATTGGCGCGAATACCAAACTCGCCCGGATCAGATGGCGAACAATGCTGCTCGCAAGCGGGCGCGGCGGGCTATGGAAAAGACTCACGGCAAGGCCGCGCTTGCTGGAAAAGATATCGACCATAAGAAGCCGCTGCGCAAAGGCGGCAGCAATGGTCATGGCAATTTAAGGGTTCGCTCCGTTAAGGCAAACCGAGGGGATACGAGGTAATCATGCCCGCTAATACAATCACTGGAATGAATTCGGTTATCTTGCCGTCTGATTCAGGCTGGGACCCGGAGCAAGTGCTCGCTACTATTACTAGCGCGGTTTCTCGCGCAGGTGGCGCGGAGCCCACAAGCGTTACAATTCCGATTGGTGTGCTGCCTGTTGCGACGCCTACAACGCCGGGTATTACAACGCAGCCGCTTACGACAGTTTTTAGTGCGGCTGGTTCTGCTACGTGGGTAAAGCGCAGCACTACAAGCGTTGTTACTGTGCTGACTGTTGGTGGTGGTGGTGGTGGTGGTTACGGCGGTAGTTACGCAGCAACGCTTGGAAGTGGTTCGGGAGGCGGCGGAGGCGGCGCTGGTGGAGCTAGTTTTGTCACGTTTACAGCCTCTAGTCTTGCAGCATCTGTCGCTATTGTTGTTGGTGCGGGTGGCACTGGCGGCCAAGCCGGTGTAACACCTCCTAATGGCGGCACATTAAATGGTCAGGGTGGGCGCGGCGGCATCAGTAGTTTTGGCACCTTGCTGTATGGCGGTGGTGGTGGTGGTGGTGGGCCGGGATCTATTAGCTCAACCAGTGGTGGTGGCGGTACTGGTAATGCGCTAAACTCGCAAGGCGGTTTTGGCACAGCTACAGGCGGCTCTGGCGCAAGTGGCGCTCCAACTGGCGGTGGAACTGGGGCTGTTGGTGGTTCTACATCCCAAAGTGGTATTGGCTCTGGTGGGGGCGGTAGCAGCGCATTAGGTGTTGCATTTGGCGGCGGCAATAACTATTCTGGTGCGTCGGGCGGCGGCTCTGGTGGCGGATTTAATAGCGGTACCGCGCAGGCTGGTGCAATTGGAGGACTTGGCGCAATTAGTGGCTCGTTTGCAAACGCAACAGCTGGTGTAGTATCTGGTCCTGGCGGCGCAGGTAATGGTTGGTCGGTAACAGTACTGCCTATTGAATATATTACTTATGGCACGGGCGGTGGCGGTGGCGGTGCAGGCTCAAATGCTAATGGCGGCGCAGGCGGTGCTGGTGGAGGTTACGGTAGCGGAGGTGGTGGTGGAGGTGCTGGTGATTCAAACTTTTCTTATTTAGGCGGCGCTGGTGGCGCTGGCGCACCGGGCATTGTAATCGTGATGGAGTGGTAACATGAGCATCCACGCATTTGTACCGCAAGGCAATACGGTTACGTTTCTAGCTGCGACAGCCGCACCGGCCGCGGTGCAGGCTCCCGGCACGGGCACAAGCGCGCAGCGGTATCGCGTTATCAACGCAGGTGTGAACCTTGTGTTTTTGGGCTTTGGTCCGACTGCTGCAGCTGCAACCGCAGCCGCGACAGTTGTAAGCACTAGCGGTAAGGCGCTTCCGCTGCTTCCAGGCACGGATGAGATCTTGACGATTCTTCCGAACGCTTGGTTTACCGGAATCACTGCCGCAGGCAACGCGCAGATTTATATTACTCCTGGCGTTGGAGTTTAATCCGTGGCACTAAAGACAGTCTCGACGGCGGGCGGCGCGCTGGCTATTGCGCCGATCACTACGGTGTTTTCAACTGCTGGTTCAGCAACTTGGACAAAGAACCCGAATGCAAAGACGGTTCAAGTTCTTGTTGTGGGTGGTGGCGGTGGTGGAGGCTTTGGCGGCACTTATGCTGCCGTAGGCGGCGGCTCTGGCGGGGGCGGTGGTGGTGGTGCCGGCTGGATGCACGCTGTGGTTCGGGCGTCAGATGTTGGCGCCACAGAAACCATCATCGTTGGTGCTGGTGGTAGTGCGGGCACATCAGGATCGCCAACTGGCGGCATAGGCGGTATTTCAAGTTTCGGCACAAAATTCTACGGCGGCGGTGGTGGCGGTGGTGCTTCAGGAGGGGCAGCGGTCGCATCGGGTGGTGGTGGTGGCGGCACCAACTACAATGGCTTTGCCGCTTCAGGAACAAATTTGGCAGGCGGCCCCGGCATGAACTTTGCTAGCAGCGGCTCTTTCGGGGGCGGCGGCACAGGAACTTCCAATTTATTTATTGGCGCCGCTGGTGCAGGAACTTCAGCCGTAGGGGTTGCGGGCACCGGTGGTAACGCATTCATAGGCCCTGCTGCTGGAGGTGCTGGCGGCGGGTTTAACTTGGCAGGAACAACAGCACAGCCGGGCAATTTTGGAGGTGGGTCTAACTACAATGGAGGCTCCAATTTTGCATCTGGAGGCGCAGCCGGTGCGCCTGGACAATCAGGCGCAGCGCCCACGTTGACATATCTTTCTATCACTGCGCCTGCGGGGGGCGGGGCTGGAGGAGGCGGCGGTCTTAGCGCAAATGGTGGCGCAGGCGGCGCGGGTGCAAACTATGGCGCCGGAGGTGGCGGCGGTGGCGCAGGTAACAGCCCCAGCTTCGTTGGTGGCGTAGGCGGTGCAGGCGCCCCGGGCATTGTAATCATTGTGGAGTATTAAGATGGCTGAAGTAGATCGTTGGGTTATTATTTCTCTTGCTGACGAAACGCGGCAAGAGTTTGATCCTGAAAAGGGCCTGCGAGAGGTAGTGATTCCTGCGGGGACCGTAGTGAACATCTGTCTGTGGGATGGTGAAACCCAGTGGGTTCCGCCTGAAGGCACTCGCGTAATGCGTGAAGCTGAATATCTTGCGAAGGGAAATACTGATGCCTAAGATGGTTGAGAAGCTCGCGAAGAAAATGAAGGCGAAGGGTATGCCGGAAGAAGCTTCGTATGCTATCGCTACGAAGGTCGCGCAGAAGGCTGGCAAGATGAAGCCTGCCGCGAAGAAGAAGGTGAAGAAGTAATGAGCGTAACAATTACTGGAATGGTGCCTGTAGCCTTGACAAGCTCTACTGGTTGGTCTACCGAGCAGATTCTTTCCGCGCTGTGCGCGGCGGTGTCTCAATATGGCGGCGCGGAGCCGGTATCAGTCAGCATTACGATTACTGGTCTGACAACTTCCGGCACGGTTAAGCTGCAGAATCTTCCGACCAGCTCTGCTGGTCTTGCTGCTGGTACGGTTTGGAATTCTTCTGGAACGCTGCGTATTGCGTAAACGCGCGCAGCAATAGCCGCGTTGGGAAATTATTTAGCGCGGCTATTGCTGATTGCTTTTTAGTTTTAGCGCAGCCGAAGTGGCCGCAAATAGTATGGTGTCCTGATGAGTACTTCAATCACGTATTCTACGATGGTTCCGGCGCAGGACGGCTTTTACGTTGCGCTGCGCTCAAATGGAACAGTGCAAAATCCAGTTATTGACGTTCGTAATTATGGAGTTGTCGGCAACGGAGTTGTAGATGATTCCGCCGGAATTCAAGCTGCGTTAAATGCGGTGCCAAGCACAGGCGGAACAGTTTTTATTGCTGCAAGTTTAGTTTGCCCTTTTAGCCAAACGTTTACAGTTAAGTCGAAGACTCGCATGACTGGCGGCGGCAAATTTGTAGCGCTGCCGACTAGTGCCTGGAGTGCGACTCAATATCCGTTTTTAAAAAATACCAACTTTAATTCTGCGACGATTGCAGATACAGATATTACGTTTGATAATTTGACTGTTGATTATTCAGCGATTTACAGCCCAGGCACTGCGCATATTATTCATCTGCGAAAAGTGCGGACTGTTCGTGTTGAAAATTGCACGTTTATTGGCGGCGCAAGCCAGACCGCTTTGCTTGGCTGCGACGATACTCTTGTCGCTAATAACCGCATGTTAAATTTTACTAATTGTGGTGCTGACCATTGGGATGGCCCCTCAAATGCGCGGGTGCTTGGAAACTATTTAGAAGCCAACGCAACCGCTCAAATGGTTAATTTCAACCCTGATCCGACTGTTCCGCCAAGCACAGGATATAGCGCTAGCGGTTTTACGATGAGTAATAATATTTTAATTGGAACTGGTGCAGCTGCTGAGCCTTCACAGATTGAACCCTTGCGTGCTGGTGCGTATATCTCTGGCGTTACGATTGAAGCAAATTATTTTAAAAACGCGTTTCTTGTTCTGCGTGGAGATGTGCGAGGGGCAACTGTTGTAGGTAATACGTTTCAGGATATTTTAGGGTCAGCTGAAGTTATTACAAATTATGTTTTTAATGGTGGGGTTGCTTCAGGTATTGTAATTACTGGCAACACTATCAGCAATCCAAACACGGCAGCTCCCAACGTTAGCGTAATTCGCTGCGAAACAAACTCAGCTACAATCTCAAACAATGTGATTATGGGAACTGCGTATACAACACAGCCATTTTCATCCGGAGGATATAGCCCAAATCAGTACGGTAATTGGTTTGAAAAGTTAGGGGTAACAGGTAGTTTGCAGCAAGGCTTTTTGCTGAACAATCCAAATGACCCGGTATATAATCTGCGTGCTTGCTACGGTTGGACAGACCTTGATGGCGATGCGCTGCGTATGTATATGAATGGGGATTTTCACGAATTCCAGTCAACAACTGCTGCTGGCGTTTTGAGGCAGGTCTGGTCTTTACAAGCAAATAACGATACCGCTCATTGGAATATTTTAATTCCGATGCTATTATCAAGCGGAGTTTTTCGCGTTAGCCCGCAAAATGGGATTGTAGCCGCAGGCGCAACACCTGCAACAGCAACAAATCTTATTGGGGTTTTTAATGAAGTTGTGACAGTTGCTGCTGGAACAGGTGTTCGGTTACCAACTGCTGGCGCACAAACTGTAGTCGGGTTGCCTGTTGTTGTGTTTAATCGTGGGGCAAATACTTTAAACGTATATCCGCCTGCAGGCGGGCAGATTAACGCTGTTGGTGTCGATACTGCAATTACTGTTGTAGCTGGCGCATCGGCTGCTTTTTACGCCAGCACTAACACGCAGTATTATACTTGGTAAAATGCAAATAGCTGAGCGGCCATGGACTTTATATCGGGTCCGTAAATTCACTGAAGTAATTATCGACGAGGAGGACGCCCCGCGCGTCCTCTTACCCTCTTGGTGCGTGGTCATGCGGAACAAAAGATACCGGGGAGAATATCGCCGGTATCCATATATCTTTCTGCGGTGTGTGACTCGCTGGAAAGAATACCATATTTCGTTTGGGCAGTATCTTTTAGATCTGCCGGTTGGAAGCCGAGTTGATTTTATCAATCGGGATCGGCTGGACTTTCGGAAGAGCAATCTTCGAGTGAACTCGCTTCCGTTAAAGTTGGAAGCCTTTGATTGGAAAGCGCATGTTGCCGCGCAGGGAACTGCCGGACTTATAGCGCTGGACCTTAATAAAGCAAAGCGCCGCGAAGTTAGAGCCGCTTAAGAAAAACACTGGAGGCCTTTCCAAATGACCGAAGAAACTTTTAACCCAGAAAACGTAGAAGAGTTTAAGGAAGCGTTCTACGCCTTCCTCGCTTACGTGAAGATCGACTCAAAGGACTACGGCCCGAACACGGATTTTGAGCCGTTCTTCGCGCAGAAGCGTTTTCTGGAAGAAGTCTTCTCCGGCCTTGGCGAAGATATCCACTGGTTTGTTGTGCTGAAAGCGCGCCAGCTTGGCATCACGACCGTTAGCTTTGCGCTGGATCTTTTTTGGATCAGCTACTTTAAGGGTTTGCAGGGCGCGATCGTTTACGATACTGAAGGCAACCGCGACAAGGGCAGGTTGCTTTTCACGCGTATGATGGGCAGCTTGCCGAAGCAGTTCAGCGTTCCAGTTATCAGTCACAACAAGAACGGTCTTGTTCTCGCGAACGGTTCTTCTATCGACTACCTCGTAGCTGGCACGAAAAAGAACTCTGGCCTTGGCCGCAGCCGCGCTTACAACTTCTTGCACGCGACTGAGTGTTCTTCTTGGGGCGATCAAGAAGGACTGGAAGCGCTGCAGAAGTCCCTCTCCGATGTATTCCCTGCGCGACTCTATGTGTTTGAGTCCACAGCCAAGGGCTACAACATCTTCTACAATATGTGGGAGTCCGCAAACGAAGATGCGCTGACGAAGAAGCCGATCTTCATTGGCTGGTGGGCGAAGGAATCTTATAGCTTCAACCCGCGTGCTTCGCTGAAGGAAGCGCAGCTTTTCGAGCGCTACGCTAAAGCACCGATCAGCGAAGACGAGCAGGATAAGATCGACTACGTTAAGGAGCACTATGGCTTTGACGTAACGATGGAACAGCTCGCGTGGTATCGGTATAAGCGCGACCCATCTGGCGAACGAGATGAGGGGGATATTCCGCTAGACTCTACGATTGAGCAGGAACTTCCCTGGCACGAAGAAGAAGCTTTCATGATGACGGGGCTGGGCTTTTTCCCAGCCAAGCAAATCAAAG